GAAGCTACAAAGCGACCTGTTGAATGGACACCACCCTCATCTTTAGATGCACCACCTGCGCCGGATGGATTTCGACACAGATGGATAAGAGCTGAAAGTTTAGGCTTTGATGACACTAAGAATATTGCTGGTAAATTAAGATCAGGATATGAATTAGTTCAAGCGTCAGAGTTTAAAGACTCAGATTATCCAGTCGTTCAAAATGGCAAACATAAGGGGGTCATTGGAGTTGGAGGTCTGTTGCTGGCCAGAATACCAGACGAGATCGCCGAAGCACGTCAGAGGTACTATAGTGAAAAAGCTAAAGAACGAGACGATGCTGTCAAATCCGATTTACTGAAGGATCAGCACCCGAGCATGCCTATCACAGTTGATAGACGCTCTAGCAAATCTTTCGGTGGTAAGTAGGAGTTTTTTAACAAATACTAATCAACGAATTTAAACTAACCGTGACTGGAGGTCCTTCGGGACAGGTCACAAACGGAGGAAACAATAATGGCTAATCAAGATGCCGCTTTCGGTCTAAGACCGTTAAAGACAATTGGTCAACAAGATGATTCCACTGGAATGAGTTCTTATTGGATAGACGCTGGTGATGCGAGTGTTATATATCAAGGTTCTTTAGCAGGTTCACCTGCTACAGGTACAGGATATGTAGATTTACAAACAGCCGGTCTAGAGTTAAACTTAGGAGCCTTCTGGGGATGTTTCTACAATGACCCAACAACACTAAAACCTACGTTTAAAAATTACTATCCTGGAAGCATAACGCCTCCTGGAAGTAAAGATATAGAGGCTTTCGTTTACGACAGCCCCTACCAAATGTACGAAGTACAATCAGACAATGCAAGTGCTTCAGCGCAAGCTGACATTTTCAAATGTGCGGATATAGCTGGTACAAGTGGATCTACTTTAAACGGAGTCAGTTCAATGGAGCTTGGCGACAGTACGCTAGGAGCTAGTGGACAATTAAAAATAATCGGTGTTTCCCGTGATCCAAAAAATAATGACATAACTGCTGCAAACGTCAACTGGCGTGTGCAAGTTAGTGAGTCAGTATTAGGATCTGGAACTGCCGGGGCAGCGTAAGGAGAATAAATTATGGCAATATCACGACAACAACTCGTAAAAGAGCTTGAGCCAGGTTTAAACGCCTTGTTCGGCCTTGAGTATAAAAGATACGACCAGGAGCATAAAGAAATTTATACTACTGAGTCTTCTGACAGAGCTTTTGAAGAAGAAGTAATGTTATCTGGCTTTGCGAATGCATATGTTAAACCGGAAGGTTCAGCTGTTGCATACGACAACGCACAAGAAACATTCACTGCAAGATATACTAATGAAACAGTAGCTCTTGCATTTGCTTTAACTGAAGAAGCAATGGAAGATAACCTGTATGACAGACTTTCGTCTCGTTATACAAAAGCACTAGCGAGATCTATGTCTAATGCGAAACAGATCAAAGCTGCTAATCCCCTAAATCAAGGGTTGCCTACTACAGACAACTATGATTCTGGTGATGCAGTATCTTTGTTCAATACACAGCATCCGACAATCGCTGGGACTTTTTCAAACACGTTAACTACACAGGCAGACCTTAACGAAACATCGTTAGAGCAAGCAATGATCGACATTGCGGCTTTGACTGATGAGAGAGGTCTTAAAATCGCAGCTAGAGGAATGAAAATGATTATTCCTTCTGAAAACCAATTCAACGCGGAGAGATTGTTAAAATCTCAAGGTAGAGTTGGTACAGCTGATAACGATATCAACGCTCTTAAGAATATGGGAATGGTCCCTGAAGGATATAGAGTAAATCACTATCTAACAGATACTGATTCTTGGTATATTATCACTGACGTGCCAAATGGTATGAAGTACTTTGAAAGATTACCGGTCCAAACTAAAATGGAAGGTGACTTTTCAACAGGAAACGTAAGATACAAAGCTAGAGAAAGATACTCGTTTGGAGTATCAGACCCTAGAGGTATCTACGGTGTTGAAGGTGCTTAATAACTAACAAACTAAGGGGCCGCCTTAAAACGGCCCCTTTTTATTTATAAGGGTGAATATATGAGAAAATTCCTAGTACATATTAATGCGTATCAATATCAAGCTAAATTTGAAGTTTTAGCTGAGGATAATGTTGAATCTATTGAAAATTCAATAGTTGACAAACTAGGAGATAAGAGTATAAAATGGGAGTCTCTTGGAGAAATGATGGATCCCAAGATAAAACGGATAACCTATGAGGAGGTTATAGATGTTACACGACCTGTACACTACGAAAAGGTCCTTGGAGTTGAGGTGGCAACTGGAGTATGAGCAAAGTGGTAAATATACTCTGGATATGGTCCGAATTGATGACAAAATTAAAGAAGTCATTACTGAGATCAAACTCGAAGAATCAAAGATTGCAGATAGAGAAAATGCAATTCGAAATGCTGCCCCCGAAGTTTCTGTGGCTACTTAAATAAACGCCACATCGCTGAAATCGTATATTTCTATTAGGATCTCTTGCACTCCATTTAAATCTATTATATAAATCAATCACTATACAATTAAAATCAGAACATAGACGCGTATAGTCGACGGCCTAGAGACTATGTTCATAAATCTAGGAGGATTTAATTATGGCTACAACTACATTTTCGGGACCGATAAAAGCGGGAACGATAGCAAATACAACTGGAACAACTATTGGCTCAAATGTCAAGAACGTTGGATCAGTTGTCATGTCACAATCAGCAAGTACAGAGCTGACTCATGCAACCACTACAGCGACAGCGCTAGGAATTATAATTCCTGCGAAAAGTCAAATTATAGGTG